CGGCATCGTCGCAAGCGCACCGACGTAACTATTGCCTGCCGCGATGTACCAGCCCGTTGGTACATCGGCCCCGCGTTGCCCGGCTCGCGCACGGTGCCGACGATGGCCGCGTCTCCCCAACGTGCCGCCACCCCGAGGTTTCGTCCATGGCCAAGTCCAAGTTTTTCCGCGTCGCTGTCGAAGGTGCGACCTCCGATGGGCGAGCGATCGAGCGCAGCGCTATTCAAGGCATGGCCGCGACCTACAACCCCGTGCTTTACGGCGCGCGCATCTTCGCCGAGCACATCCGCGGCTATGCACCGGACAGCCCATTCAAAGCCTACGGCGACGTCACCGCCGTGAAGGCCGAGGAAATTCCCGACGGCCCACTCAAGGGCAAACTTGCGCTGTACGCGCAGATCGATCCGACGCCGGAAATGGTCAACCTGGTGAAGGCTCGCCAGAAGATTTACTCGAGCATCGAGATCACCCCGAAATTCGCCGACACCGGCCTGCCGTATCTGTCCGGTCTCGGCATCACCGACAGCCCGGCCAGTCTCGGCACCGAGATCCTCACCTTCGCCGCGCAGCATCCGGACGCCAACCCGTTCACCTCCCGCAAGCAGCATCCGGACAACGTGTTCACCGCCGCCACCGATGCCGTGGAGATCGAGTGGGAAGACGAGCCAGCCGACACCAACGCCAGCACGCTGTTCGCGGCGATCAAAGACAAGCTCGCCAAGATCAGCACCAAGTTCAAGGTCAACGACGGTCAACTGAACGAGGTCGGCGAAGCCTTGCAGAGCATGGCCGATACGCTGGAGCAGTTCGCCACAAACAACACCGCTTTGACCCAACGGTTCGCCGATCAATTCAGCACGCTCAGCGCGCGCCTGGACACCATCGAGGCGACCAACGCCACACACCGCCAGGACTTCGCCAGCTTGCGCGCCCAGCTCGAAGCCACACCCGGCGGTCTGCCGCGTCCCGCGGCCACCGGCGGCGGCGGTGTCGGCCAGACCGACTGCTAATCGCATCCACCCTTTCTTTCCGAACCGCCGACCCACGTCATCGCCTGCACGTCACGGAGCACCCCATGCGCAACGAAACCCGTCTTGCCTTCACCGCCCTCTCGCAGCGCATCGCCCAGCTCAATGGCGTGGCGTCGGCGGGCGAGACATTCACCGTCGCACCGACCGTGCAACAGACGCTGGAAAAACAGATCCAGTTATCCAGCGCGTTCCTCCAACAGATCAACGTCGTTCTGGTGACCGAGCTATGGGGCGAGAAACTCGCGTTGGGGACCACCGGCACCATCGCCAGCCGTACCGACACCGATACCACCGACCGCGCGCCGGCCGATCCGACCGATCTTTTCCCGAACGATTACACCTGCAAGAAGACCAACTTCGACACGTCGCTGAAGTATTCCAAGATCGACGCGTGGGCCAAGTTCCCCAACTTCCAGACGATGTTCCGCGATGCGGTCGTCGGCCAACAGGCGCTCGATCGCATCATGATCGGCTTCCACGGCACCAGCGCCGCCGCGAACACCAACCGGGTCACCAACCCGCTGCTGCAGGACGTCAACATCGGCTGGCTGGAACACATCCGCGCCGATGCACCGGCGCACTGGATGAAGGAAGTCATTCCGGCCAGCGGCAAGGTCACCATCGGTGCCGGCAAGGACTACGAGAACCTCGACGCCCTGGTGTCGGACGTGACCGAGAACCTGATCGCTGAGGCCGTGCGCGACAACCCGGCGCTGGTCGTCATCTGCGGTCGTGACTTGCTGCAGGACAAGTACTTCAAGCGCATCAACCAGCAGCAGACCGCCGAGAACGAACTGGCCACCGACATCATCGTGTCGCAAAAACAGATCGGCGGCCTCAAGGCAGTACGCGTGCCGTTCTTCCCGAAGAACGCGATGCTGATCACCACGCTCGACAACCTGTCGATCTATTCGCAGGAAGGCGCACGTCGCAGGCAGCTGGTGGACAACGCCAAGCGCGACCGTATCGAGAACTACGAATCCAGCAACGACGCCTACGTCGTCGAGAACTACCTGCTGACGGCGTTCGTCGAAAACATCGTCGTCTCGTAACCACCGAACCCCTCCCCCCAGAGCGAAGCCCGTCGGCCGGAGAGCCCTCCGACGGTGCCCCACCGAATACCGCGAGAGCGCATCACCATGCCATCACCCGCCCAACAGCACCGCCAACGCATCGCCGCCGCCATGTCCCAGACCGCGGTCGCCGATGCCGAGCATGGCGCCGTCGCCACTGGCAGCGCCTACGCGCTGATGCTCGCCAAGCTCGCCGAGGATAAGCGCGCCCTCAAAAACATCCAGTCGATCGCGCAGAAGATCGAGGTCAAGCGTCAGCGCCTACCGGAGTACGCGGCATGGATCGACGGCGTGCTGCAGGCCGATCAGCCGGTGCAGGACGATGTGTTCGCCACCGTCATGGTCTGGCGCATCGACACCGGCGACATCGACGGCGCGCTGGTCATGGCCACGCACATGCTCACTCACAACCTCAAGCTGCCCGAGCACTACCAGCGCGACCTCGCCACCCTGGTGGTAGAGGAAATCGCTGAGCGTGCCGGCCACGCGGATAGCGGCAACGTCACCGCATCCCAGCTACTGCACGTGGGCCAACTCACCGACGGGCGCGACATGCCGGATGAGGTGCGCGCCAAACTCCACAAGGCCATCGGCCTGGCCCTGCGCGATGCATCGCCCGCGCAGGCACTCGACCATCTGCAGCGTGCGCTGCAACTGAACGCGCGACTGGGCATCAAGACGGAGATCACCAAGCTGCAAAAGCAGCTGGCTCTGTCGACGCCGGTCGCCACCTGAGCTCGCCCCGAGCACCGCGGCGGCTCGGTGGACATCGGGTGACCTCTCTCCCACCCGATGTTCCACCGATCACCGCCGCACCTATTCCGAGCAACACCCTGTGAGGTCATGATGTCCGGTCTCGTCGCCACCGCGCCCACCACCGCGCCCGATCCCCTGCGTTCTGGCGACTGGTATCCATCGATCGACCTCAGCGAGGCGCGTGCCGTGATGCGCGTGGATGGCACCATCACCGACGCGCGCCTCACCGAGTGCATCGCGCTGGCCATGTCTGCCGTCGAAGATCAGCTCGACGCCTGGCAAGAGCAACAGCTCGCTCTTGGCCGCACCACGCTTGATGATGTGCCCAGCAAGATCATCGCCGGCACGTCGCGACTGGTGAGGCTGTATCGCCGCGCCGTGTACGCCAGCGCACAGGCCGAGCTGATCGAGCGCTACCGCGATGTCGACACCACGCACGCCGGCCACCAGCACGCCGACACACTCGACCCCACCATCGACGACTACCGCCGCAACGTGCGCTACGCCATCCGCGACATGCTCGGCCGCCCGCGTGCGGATGTGGAGTTGTTGTGATCGTGCGCGCCAACCAGGGCGAAACCTTGGATGCGCTGTGCTGGCGCGTGCTGGGTCGCACCGAGGGCGTCACCGAGGCGGCGCTCGCCGCCAATCCCGGCCTCGCTGATCTCGGCGTCGTGTTGCCGCTGGGCACCGTCATCAACCTGCCCGACACCGTACAGGCCACGCAGTCGCAGACCGCGCTGGTGCAGCTCTGGCACTGACAGGGGACCACTGATGGCCGAACCGACCACCACCAGCTCGATCGCTCTCGTCGCCACCGGCGTCAGCATCGCCACGCTGATCCCCGGCATCGACGGCAACGCCATCATCGGCGCCTTTGCCGGTGCCGCACTGATGGCGCTGCATGCGCGTGAGGTGTCCATGCGCTCGCGCCTGGCCTACTTCGGTATCAGCTGGATCATGGGTTATCTCGCCGCACCGCTGCTCATGCGGCAGATTCCTTTGCAGGAATCCGGCGTCGCGTCGTTCATCGCCGCCGCCATCGTCATTGCCCTCACCGTCCAGTTGATCGAGCGCATCAAGACGATCGACCTCACGGCATGGATCAGCAATCTGCTGCGCCGGGGAGGCCCGTAGTGGATCACCTGATCGCCTTGCTGCTGTTCGCCACCAACGCCATCACCGGCGTGCGCCTTTTCCTCTACCGCCGCGAGGGCGCCCGCTACCGGCCGATCGTCAGCATCGCCGCTTGGCTGCTGATCGTCTCCACCGGCAGCACGGCGCTCGGCATTGCACTCGGCCAGTACCCACCCGGTGACATTCACCTCGGCGACATCGGCATTGCCCTGGTGCTGTGCGTACTCAGCCTCACCGCCCGCGGCAACGTCGCCGCCATCCTACGGACGAACCACGATGAACAACCCCAACAGCCTGCGCGTCGGTGACCACGGCAGCGACGTCACCGTGCTGCAGACGCGGCTGGTGCGTGCGGGACGGCCACTCACTGTCGACGGCTGGTACGGCGCCGCCACCGAAGCGGCGGTGCGCGCGTTTCAGCGTAGTCATGGCCAGGTGGTCGACGGTATCGCCGGGCCGCGCACACAAGCCGCGTTGACCGGCACCATCGACCCGCTCGCACTCACCCAGAACGACATCGACACCGCGGCCATCACGCTCGACTGCGAGTCGGCCGCCATCAACGCCGTGATCGAGGTCGAAAGCCCGCGTGGCGGTTTCCTGCCCGATGGTCGCGTGGTGATCCTGTTCGAGCGGCATGTGTTCTGGCAGCAGCTGGTCGCGGCAGGCATTGATCCGACCACCGTTAACCTGCCGGCGTCGATCCTCTCGCAGCAGCGCGGCGGCTACGTCGGTGGTGCCGCGGAATACGCACGCCTGGCGCAGGCCGTCACCATTCATCCGGAGACCGCCACTGCCGCCTGCAGCTGGGGCCGTTTCCAGATCATGGGCTACCACGCGACCTCACTCGGTTACGCCAGTGCGATCGCGATGGCCGCCGCCTTCGCCAAGGGCGAGAGTGAGCACCTGGTCGCCTTCGTCCG